TCGCACCGGCTACGAGTGGCACGGCGATTCTAGCTGGCAACGGCTCAGGCGGTTTCTCGCCGGTCACGGTCGGTACTGGTTTGTCCTACGTCGGCGGCACCTTGTCTGCGCTGGATGCAGGCGGCACGGTGACCAGCGTCACGGCTCAAGGATCGGCTGATATCTCGGTGACTGGCGGACCGATTACCACCAGCGGCACGCTTTATTTCGCGTTGTCGGACACGACAGTTGCGGCTGGCACTTACGGCAGCGCGACTCAGGTCGGGCAGTTCAACGTCGATGCGAAGGGTCGCCTCACGACTGCGGCAAGCATCACGATTGCCATCGCTGCGAGTGAGGTCAGCGGACTAGCAACCGTCGCAACTTCTGGCACCTATGCTGACCTGACCGGAAAGCCTTCACTCGGCACGATCTCCTCGCAGGACAGCAGCAATGTTTCGATCACGGGCGGATCGATCAACGGGACTTCGGTCGGCGCAACGACTGCCAGCACAGGCGCGTTCACTAGTATAACCGCGACCGGCGATGTTGGCTTTGACGGCGGCACGTTTACGTTTAACGAGGCAGGAGCCGACAAGGACTTCCGCTTCGAGGGCGATACGCAGACGCATCTTCTGTTCGGTGACGCCTCAGTCGATCGCATCGGCATTGCTCTGACTGCGCCTGCCGCACGCCTGGACATCTCAGGCAACTACGCGCAGAACGTCGTTGCCGTTCCGTCGCTAGACGTAGACTGTGCGAATGGAAACTACTTCACGAAGACGATTGCGGCAGACTCGACTTTTACCTTCAGCAACGCACCAGCGACCAGAGCATTCGCGTTTACATTGGAACTTACTCACACATCCGGCGCGGTGACTTGGCCTGCTGCGGTCAAGTGGCCTGCGGACACGGCACCAACCTTGACGGCTGGCAAGACTCACATCTTCATTTTCGTGACCGATGATGCCGGCACAACTTGGCGCGGCGCTGCGTTGGTAGACTACGTCAACTAACATGGACCCGACTAGTCAACGACTGATGATGGGGGCGGGTGGTGCGGCTGGTGAACCCGAGTATGAACTCTACACCTTTGGCCTCAACACCAACGGCCAACTCGGCCTAGGAGACCTTACCAGACGTTCATCTCCCGTCCAAGTCGGAGCGTTAACAACGTGGCTAAGCGTTGCAGCGGGAGCCAACCACACCGCAGCGATCAAAAGCGACGGAACGCTGTGGACCTTTGGCCTCAACACCAGCGGCCAACTCGGCCTAGGAGACGTTACCAACCGTTCATCTCCCGTCCAAGTTGGAGCGTTAACAACGTGGCTAAGCGTTGCAGCGGGAGCCAACCACAACGCAGCGATCAAAACCGACGGAACGCTGTGGACCTTTGGCAACAACAACGTCGGCCAACTCGGCCTAGGAGACCGTAGCAACCGTTCATCTCCTGTCCAAGTTGGAGCGTTGACAACATGGTCAAGCGTCTCAGCGGGAAACGCCCACACCGCAGCAATCAAAACCGACGGCACGTTGTGGACCTTTGGCCGCAACCAATTCGGCCAACTCGGCCTAGGAGACGTTAACTACCGTTCATCTCCCGTCCAAGTTGGATCGTTAACAACGTGGCTAAGCGTCGCAGCGGGAAACGTCCACACCGCAGCGATCAAAACCGACGGCACGCTGTGGACTTTTGGCTTCAACGCCTTCGGCCAACTCGGCCTAGGAGACGTTAACTACCGTTCATCTCCCGTCCAAGTTGGATCGTTAACAACGTGGCTAAGCGTCGCAGCGGGATTCTACCACAACGCAGCGATCAAGACTGATGGAACGCTGTGGACCTTTGGCCTCAACACCAACGGCCAACTCGGCCTAGGAGACCTTACCAGACGTTCATCTCCCGTCCAAGTCGGAGCGTTAACAACGTGGCTAAGCGTCGCAGCGGGAGGCGCCCACACCGCAGCCATCACCGAGGAATAATTTGCCAACCCAATCGCTCCACTTGCTTTCCGGCCTGCCGCGTTCTGGATCGACCGTCCTCGCAGCCGTCCTCAATCAAAACCCGAACACCCACGTCTCGACGACCTCGGGACTGGTACACGCGCTGGACGGGCTGGCTAATACATGGCAGAACGCGCCGCTGCTAAACGACAGCGACCCAAAGCGCAAAAAGCTTGAGCACGCGATGCGCGTAGTTGCGACATCGTTTCACGCGCAGGAAACCACCAAGCCAGTTGTCATCGACAAGAGTCGCGGATGGCCCGTTCCGGTGATTATCCGCTCAATGGCTCAGGTGCTCGGTTGTCAGCCTAAAATCATCGCAACAGTCCGCAGCGTGCCTGACTGCGCTGCCTCGTTTGTGCGCGTAGCCAAGCCAGACAACCTTACCGCGTTCGTCGAAAAGGGCGAACTGTTCACGCACTTGAAAGCCGCGTACCAAACGCTTGAGGCCGGATACCGTGCGTTTCCCGAGTGCTTTTTGTTCGTGGAGTATGAGGACTTGCTGGCGAACCCGAAGCGCGAGTTAGACCGCATCCACGCCTTTCTTGACCTACCGCCGTTTGACTACGATCTAGACCACATCGACGGATCGAGCGTAAAGGAAAACGACGAGTTTATCCACGGCTATGCTGGTATGCACGACATCAAGCCGAAACTAGCACGGCAGCACAACCAGTCGGCCAAGGACGTTCTCGGCTACCACTACTCGCAGTTTTGCCATCCTGAGTTTTGGCGCGACAAGCCGACCACGCTGCCGCAGATTGACGACCTCGACCTCCAACTGTCCGCTTCGGTTACAGGCAACTTTGCCGAAGGCCAGCGCATCGCTGACAAGCTGGCCGTCGAACGACCCGACGACTCTCGCGCCGCGTATAATCGCGGATGGTATGAGCTGATGAAGGGCAACATTCAACTCGGATACCGTCTCCAGCAACTGGGCCGACGTGCCAAGATTATTGGTGACGCGCCGCCAAACACGCCGCAGCCGCTCTGGAACGGTCAAGTCGGCACGGTGCTGCTGCGCCTAGAAGGCGGTCTAGGCGATCAGATTCATCAAGCGCGGTACACGGCCAATCTGGTCGAACGCGGCTGCAAGGTGGTGCTATCGTCCAGCGGCAGTCTGTGCGCGTTGCTCAAGGACATTGCTGGCGTGTCTGCCGTCGTCCAGCACGGCGCAGAGTTTGGCGTGTATCACGACTACTGGCTTCCGGCTATGTCGGCGCCGGTTCCGCTCGGGCTAGAGTTAAGCGATATTGTCGGCACACCTTACGTTCCGCGACCCAAGGTTTCCCACAAAGGATTAACGATTGGCCTGCGCTGGTCTGGTAACAAGCAGTTCGAGAGGGAGCATCACAAGCTGTTCCCGCCTGCGCCGTTCTTCGACGCGGTGAAGCGCGACGGCGTGCGGTTCATCTCGCTGCAACGCGACGCCGATCTCGACGCCAAGCCTGACTGGGTCGAGACTGTCCCGCTTGATAGCTGGACGGACACCCAGCGCGCCGTTGCGTCCTGCGATCTCGTCATCAGCTCTTGCACGTCGGTCTCGCATTTGTCTGCCGCAATGGGGGTCAAGACCTGGGTCGTCATCCCAGTCATGGCCTATTACCTCTACGCTTTGCCGGGACCGAAAACGCCTTACTACGACTCGATGATGCTGTTCCGTCAGAGCGTCTTTGGTCAATGGGGCCATCCTATGGAGGAACTGCGCAAAGCCGTCGTTGAATTATGAAATACGCACACACCGAAAACGGACAAGTCATTGACGGTCCACGCTCAGTGCCTAACGGCTGGCGGAACGTGTCTGGACTGTGTTACATGGACGACAAAGGATTGCGCGCGCTAGGCTGGTTGCCTTATGAGACCATCGACAACGGTGGAGAAGTGCTCGACAAGACCATCGTCCAAGTGCTGGCCGACAAGGTAGTAGAAACTCGCGTCTACCGCTACAAGACAGACGCCGAGATCGCTAAGGAGACCAAGGACAAGATCGAGCACGTTAGGCATGACCGCAACAGTCGGCTGACGCAATGCGACTGGACGCAGGTCGACGACACTCCGCTCGACAACGTGGCCAAAGCGAAGTGGGCGGCTTATCGTCAAGCGCTGCGCGACGTACCGGATCAGGCCGGATTCCCGTTCGATGTTAATTGGCCGAGCGTTCCCGTTTAACGCCAGCGCCTTTTTTGATGAGTTGGTTCACGGAACTGCTTTTTAACGCTGGGTCTGGCGGCTTGTTCGGCATGGTCGGCAGCCTCGCGACGACCTGGATGCGACTGCGCGAGAAGAAGCTGGATAACCAGTTCCAGCTGGACCTGATGGACAAGCAGTTTGCCAGCGCCGAGGCAGTCGCTGCGTGGCAGGCATTCAGCGCATCGCAGACCGCCAGCGCCGCAGATATGACCGAAAAGGTCGCTTCCTGGGCGGCTAACGTGCGCGCGGTCACCCGTCCGGCTCTTACCGCCTTTCTGGTCGTTGGTGCGTTCTTCGCTGTTCTGCTCATCAACGACGAGGCCGTGAAGGCCAATGCGCTACAGTCTTTTCAGATGCTCGCCGGCACCTCGGTCGCGTGGTGGTTCGGTTCGCGCATGACGACTCAACTTCACCAGCCAAAGAAATGAACGATCACGCCGGAGCTAAACTGTTCTTCGCCAACGCCGGCGCATGGATCGGAACTATCATCAGCCTGCAAAACATACAGGTGGTCATCGCCATTTTGTCTGGTGTCGCCTCCATCGGCGTCTCTGTTCTGTCGATGATCTGGCTACACAAGAAGGTCAACG